AAAAATACAAGCCATAGCTAATATACAAGTACAATTTGAAGCCAAAGTATTAGAAAAAGATTTTGCAGTTATAAAAGCCACTGGTTATGTAGATGCCAAACAAGTTATGGAAACTTACGGTAGCGCTTTAAAAGGGAGTACATATAAAGATGGCAATACAAATACATGGTATGTGGCTGAAATGGCAGAAAAAAGGGCATTATCAAGAGCAGTTTTAAAAGTTACAGGCTTTTACCAGCTTGGCGTATTTGGCGAAGACGAGTCTGAAGATTTTAAAAAACCAAAATATAATACAAAAGAAAAATTACAAACCTTAACAAATAAATAATATGGCACACTTAATTACAGCAAGATTAAACGTAAAAAAAATACCTTTAGACAAATACGTAAAAGGTGAAAAAGGAACATACGTTGATATTACTATTGGCATAGCTGATGAACCAAACGATTACAATCAAACAACTAGCGCATGGTTGTCGCAATCACAAGAAGAAAGGCAAGGCAAACAACCACGTACATACGTCGGTAATGGTATTGTTTTATACAGTGATGAAAAACCCTTACCAGTTTTTAAAAAACAACAGGAAGAGCCAAAAGCACAAGAACCAAACAAAACAGATGACGATATAGATTTACCTTTTTAATAAATGCAAAAACTAACTAAAAAGCAACTAGAAGTAATTGAAAAAAATTGTGTTATAAATACGCAAGAAAAAATTAAATACCCACCAGTTGCATTATCTATAGGGACTAATAAAATAAAAACCATAAAAGGTGAAATAGAATTGCCAATACCTATAGGTACGTATGGAAATTTTAGTTTTGTACAAGCCCCACCAAAAACACATAAAACCTACTTTATAAGTTTATTAGCTAGTGTTTATTTAAGTGGGCATAATAAATACGGCTGCAATATAAAAGGGCATAGAGATAACCGTTGCCTAATTCACATAGATACTGAACAAGGTAAATACCATGCGCAGCGTGTGTTTAGGCGCGTTATTGACATGAACCAGGGTAATGATGTGGGTTGTTACCATACCTTTGGTTTGCGCACTATAGGGCATAGGGAGCGTTTACAATTTATAGAATATTATTTACAAAATAAAATACAAAGAGGTCAAGTTGGCTTAGTTGTTATAGATGGCGTTGCTGATTTATGTGGTGATGTAAACAATATAGAACAAAGCAATGAGGTTGTGCAAAAGATTATGGAATGGTCGCAAGTTTATAATTGCCACATTATAACTGTAATACACACAAACCCTGGCAATGTAGATAAACCTACTGGGCATTTAGGTAGTTTTTTAGAAAAGAAAACCGAAACGCAAATACAACTTAGTAAAAACAGTTCTAACAAGGGCTGGATATCTGTTGCCTGTAAACGTAGCAGAGGTTATAGTTTTCAGCAATTTAGTTTTAAAATAAACGACTATGGGTTGCCCCAAGTTATAGATAATTTATACAACCCTTTAAAAGAATTTTAATGAAGTGGCTTGAACAGGTAGCAAAATACCATAATGACTGGGTTTTAATAGCAAAAAAATTTGGTGCTGGTAGTTATGCCGAAGACATTGTACAAGAAGCCTACATTAAATTACACAAATACACCAACCCTAATAAGCTATTTAAAAAGGGTAAACTTAATAAAGGTTATATGTTTTTTGTTTTACGTAGTATTTACCTTGACTATGTAATTAATAAAAATAAAATACACAAAATTAACATAGATGATTTTTACAAAGATGATGGCTTTAAAGAGATTACACAACAAAACCTACATAAGTTTACGGCTAATAATAACCTAGAACAAGAAGTTGCATTTGGCAAACTTATAAATAAAATGGACAAAGAATTAAACAACTGGGACTGGTATAGCAAACGCATATTTGAAATATACAGAGACACACCTTTAAGCATTAGGGGTATGGCTAAAGAAACTGGAATAAGTTTTGTAAATATATTTCATACATTAAAAAAAGGTAAGCAATTAATGCGTGATAAATTCACAGAAGATTACCAAGATTATAAAAACCAAGATTACAACAAACTATGAAAAAATATGAAGACAAATTAAAAGCAACGGCCATAAGTTATTTAGGCTTAATATTAACACTAATACTAATATTTTTAACAAATTAAAATGAAACCACCAAAAGACAAACGCACAAAAGCATACAAAGATTGGAAACAAAACTTTGATGCACAAAGCCAGGGTTTGGGCGATACTGTTGAAAAAATAACAAAAGCAACAGGTATAAAAAAACTAGTTAAATGGGTTGCTGGAGAAGATTGCGGTTGTGATGCTAGAAAACAAAAACTAAACACTTTATTTAAATACAATAAACCTTTATGCCTTGCAGAAGATGAATACTATTATTTAAACATTTTTTTTAATAACCCAAAGGGTGTAATTAGTACGCAAACGCAAGGCGAATTACTAAAAATATATAATAGAATATTTCAAACTAAAAAACAAAAATCATCATGCAGCAGTTGTGTACGTACTATGATAAGTGAGTTGCAAAAAATATATAAAACTTATGGAAATTAGACCACGTTTAAAAGGCAACAGGCTAAAGGCTTTTAAAAACATTACAAGCAAAGCTAATAGGGTTTTAGTTATAGGTGATTTGCACGAGCCATTTTGCCTAGACCAATACCTTGAACACTGTACAGAAACCTATGCTAAATACAACTGCAACAAAGTAGTTTTTATTGGTGATGTTATAGACAACCACTACAGTAGTTACCATGAAACTGATACTGAAGCACTGGGCGGTGCTGATGAACTTGAACTAGCAATAAAGCGTATAAGGCGTTGGTATAAGGCTTTTCCAAAAGCTATAGTTACAATTGGTAACCATGACCGTATAATAATGCGTAAAGCACAAACAAGCCAAGTACCTAAAAAATGGATAAAAGCATACAAAGAAGTACTAGAAGTGCCTGGCTGGAAGTTTGTTGACCGTCATGTAATTGATGGTGTACAATACATACATGGTGAAGCCGGAACGGCACGTACTAAATGCAAGGCAGACATGCAAAGTACAGTACAAGGCCATTTACATACACAATGTTATACAGAGTTTTTTGTTGGCCAAAACTTTAAAGTATTTGGTATGCAAGTTGGTTGCGGTATTGACTTTGAAAGTTACGCAATGGCTTATGCAAAGCGTGGTAAAAAACCAGCTATAGCATGTGGCGTTGTTATAGATGGCCGTATTGCTATAAACGAGTTAATGAATTTATAATGAAAATACTTAACAGAGCAAACAAGATAATGATATACAACGAAGACTGTATGGAAGCTATGAAAGAGATGGCAGACAATCAGTTTGACTTAGCTATTGTTGATCCTCCTTATGGAATTGGCGAAAGTTCTAACAATAATAAAAGCCGTTCTAAACTTGCAAAGTCTAAAGATTACGGAAGTAAAAATTGGGATGATAAAGCACCAAATAAAGAATACTTTATTGAACTAAAAAGAGTATCTAAAAATCAAATAATTTTTGGGGCAAACCATTTTATTGAAAACATACCTAAAGCAAACAGTAGTTGCTGGATAGTATGGGATAAAGTTAATGGGGATAATGATTTTGCAGATTGTGAACTTGCGTATTGTAGTTTTAAAACTGCTGTTAGAAAAATATCTTTAAGGTGGCACGGAATGTTGCAACACAATATGAAAAACAAAGAAATAAGAATACATCCAACCCAAAAACCAGTAAAGCTCTACGAATGGCTTTTAATGAAGTACGCTAAAGAGGGAGACACAATACTTGACACACATTTAGGTAGTGGCTCTATAGCTATAGCTTGTCATAATTTAGGTTTTGATCTAACAGGGTACGAAATAGATAAAGAATACTTTGAAGCAGCAAACAAACGAATAGAACAACATAAACAACAAGCCAGACTATGGTAAAATGTTAAAATTTTGTTAAACATTAATTTAATTAACAAAATGTTTATTATATTACACTATGAAAAAACCAAAGAAATATACGCATCAACAACGCATGGCTAAAATGGAAAAAGTATTAACTAGTTTATATGTAGCTGTAATGTCAATGCGTACACGAATAGATAAAATAGAAAACATATTAAACATTAAAACAGATGAAGAACAAAAAGCATAAATTTACTACTGAATACACACTTTACGAAACCACCTTGTTAATTACAGGTGAATATGAAGAAGCCGAGCCTGGCGACCATTTTCACCCAGGTTTTCCAGCGCAATTATATATTGAAAAAATATGTTTAAACGACTACCCAGAAGCAGAAGTTAGTAACATTATTAACGACTTAGATTACGAAGACATATCAGACGGTTTATATGCTGCTTTATTAGACGGTAATTTATGTTAGTTCTTTTTGATACAGATAGTTTATTGTGGGCAAGTTGTATAAACGTAGACGACGACTTAACAGAAGCCAAAGGCAAGTTTGATGAAATGTTTATGTCTATTGTAAACTACATAGAAGAAAAATGGCCAGTTGAACAGGTTATATTGTTTGGTGGTGCAAGGGGTAACTTCCGTAAAAAAATAGATAACACTTATAAATTAAACCGCAAAAAAAGAGAATTACCAAAACAACTATCAAACCTACAAGAATATTTAAACCAGCAATGGCAATGTAAAAACGCATGCGGTATGGAAACCGATGACTTAATTAGTATTTATTGGCATAAGTTAACAAAACAATATGGGCGTGATAACATTATTATTGTAAGTCTTGACAAAGATTACAAACAACTACCGGCATTGATATACAACTACCATTACAAGCACAAAGAAATATACGACATTACACCACAACAAGCACTAAACAATTTTTATACACAAATGGTAGTGGGTGATAGTGCTGACAATGTTAACTTTTGTAAAGGCTACGGTAAAAAGTATGCGCAAAAAATATTTGCAAATTGCACAACTAAATACCAATATATAAAACAAACTTTTATGTTATATAAAAAAATATATAAACAAAAAGCGCGTGAAAAATACATACAATGCCATAAACTTTTAAAGCTATTAAACAATGAAACTATTTGAAGACAATTGGGGTACTGACAACAGCCCTATAGAAGATGTAGAAATAACAACCACACTTTTATATTTTAGCAAACAAGAACTAAAACAATTTAAACATTTATGTAAAATAGGTATGAAAAAAGTTTACGGTGAAGCTGCGCAAACAAAAGGCAACCTCAGCGATTATTTACTACTAATACTTAAACAAGCAAATGAAAACAATTAAACTAGCAAACCATTACAAGGGCAAACAAGCTGATAAATTTAAAGGCACGTTTTTAACTGACAAACATTATAACACACTTATAACACAAGATACTGACGGTTATGATTTAAACGGCCAACTACTATTTAGATACCGTAAAAATGCAATACCTGACAACATACTAAAGCTAGGTTACAACAGTTTTAAAGACAGCATAGAATACACTGATGGGCGTGGCATAGCTAGTGGTAGCAGCCATAAACGCATACGTAAAGATGGTAGTGTAAGTAACATAACAGTTGGTAATAAAGTTTATAGCGGTAACGTAGGTTATATGGATAGCAGTGCAATGGTAAAGTATTGCCGTAAAACTGCATTTGCACGTAAGTATTTTGATAAGTTTAAACAGGGTATTCCGTTTGTTGAATACATTGATTACCTATATAGTAATTTATGCCCTACACATTACCAAAAACAAAAAGCAATTGCAGATGGAACAAACCGTAATTATGTTATTGGTGATACAAGTTTTACAACTGTAACAGTAAATAAAAACTTCCGTACAGCTGTACATAAAGACAGTGGCGACTTCCCTGAGGGGTTTGGCAATTTAGTTACCTACCGCCAGGGCTCGTATGATGGCGGTTACTTTTGCTTGCCTGAATACAAAGTTGCTATAGATATGCAAAACAATGATGTACTATTTGTTGATGTACACAAATGGCATGGCAATACTGAAATAACAAACAAAAGCGATGATTGGTTGCGTATAAGTTTTGTTTTATACTATAGGGAATACATGTATAAATGCAGTCAACCTAGCCAAGAGTTACAAAATATTAAACAAGATAAAACAGGTTATTTTACATTATGATTACAAAACAAAAAAAAGGTTTACAATTTGAAACCTATGTTTACCAGAACCTAAAAAAATACTGGGGCATTACTTTAACGCATTGTAAAACAAAACAAGAACAATACACCATAGGCGAAAACTACGAGGGTTGGGAAATAAAAAACGACCAAACATTTAAAAAAACTGGCAACCTTTACATTAGTGTTGAACGTCGCTACCAACATGCTACATACCCTAGTGGTATATTTAAAGACCAAAAAGTAAAGCAACGTTTTTATGTAATAGGTGACCGCAACAAATGTTATGTATTTAGCACAAAATTATTACAACAATACTATTGTAAAAACAAGCCAAAGTTAAGGCCAGGTTTTATTACTAAAAACCAAGGAACTGAATATGGTTTTTTATTAAACACACAACAAGCCGAGCGTTTAACACTAGGTTATTTATGTAACGAAATTAATTTATTTTGCAAACAACAGGCTTAATACAAGTACAACCTATTTACAACCTACAACAAGGTTTTGATTTTAGGCTACCACAATACAGGCGCAAAGTGTTTTTGGACTTTTACAAATTCCATACAAAATATAGGGGGCATGCTGGCGCGGTATATTATGCAATACCACATATAATTAATGAACTAAAATTAAATAAAGAACAAGCCTACTGGTTATGTTTTATAAATGGTTGCAGCCAAAACATAGTAACTAGTTATATAATATTTAAAAAGTTTAGTAACATACACAAACTTAACTTACATAAATTAAAAGAATGGTTTTACCAAAACTACAAACTATTTGGTTGGGATACCGATAGGCGTTATTTTAAAAACTCCTTTATACAATGCATACAAAATTACTTAACCCTTTTAAATGGTAAAACACAAACAGAGTTCTTTAGCAATACATGTAACACAAACAATGCGCATACAAATTTTAAAAAACTATGGCAAGTGGTTAATAATGAATTTTTATACTTTGGGCGTTTAAGTGCCTTTAGTTATATTGAATACCTAAACATTATGGGTTTAAACGTAGAATGCAATGAATTATTTTTAGATGATTTAAAAGGTAGTAAAAGCCACCGTAACGGTTTATGTAAGGTTTTAGGCAGAGATGACTTAGATTGGACTAAAAGCAACGCTGTAACATACACAGATAACATTATTAACCAATTAAAAACGCAAGGCCAATTACTATTGCAAGAAGCCAAACAATATATTAACCTACCTTTTGTAAATTACTTTACGCTTGAAACCACCTTATGTTGTTACAAAGGTTGGCACAGAGTAAACAGGCGTTACCCTAATGTTTACAACGACATGTTTTACGACCGCATAACACATGCTGAACAAAAATGGCAAACTAAATTTAATATATTTCATGCAGCACGTAAAAAATATTTACCTAAATACTTGCGTTGCGAACATAATCCTAGTAAATTAAAACTTTGTAAAGAAAAACAAAACCATTACCGTTTAACTGGTCAAGTAATAATGATGGAACACGAATACCCATACTATAAAAACAACTTTAGAACAAATACACTATGGCAATAAACATATTAATAACAGGTAATTGTGGCGTTGGTAAAACCTATGTAATAAAAAAACTTATAAATAGTTTACAAGTCCCTTATGCAAACAATGTAGGTTTGTTACGTTATTTACATAATGACCAATACATTGTTACAGGTGCTTACGTAGGTGATATGTTTGACGGCAGTGATAAACTAGCCATGAATGTAATGTCTAGCCTTGATGAGTTTTTACAAAAAAACAATAACCACATAATATTTTACGAGGGTGACCGCTTTACCAATAGTACATTTATAAAAAAAGCAAAACCATTTATAATAAAAATACTAGGCGATGGCAAACAAGGGCGCAAGCAACGCAACAGCCAACAAACACAACGCCATTTAAAAAGCATACAAACAAGAATAAACAATATAAACGCAGACTTAGAATTAAAAAACAGCAATGTTTGTTTAAGTGTTATACTGCATTGTTTAATGCATAGTAGTACACACCAAGAACTACAAATGCAACTAAGCAAGCAACAACAAATACATACTAAACAACAAACCAGCTTATTTTAAATGCACAAAACAATTTATGAATACTATGCCTTAACATTATACGAACTAGAAAATGGGGTAACAATTACAGAGTTACAACAAATGCTAAACGAACACATACAACTAGAACAATACCTAGCTTGTGCAGGAATACACCGCGCAATAGAACATTACAAATTTTATATACTATATCATTTAATAACTTATTACACATTTGAAGACGATTTAAAACAAATAACATGGACACAAAAAGAATACAACAACTAGTAACACAATACACAAACACAGACATAACAACCATAAGCCGTAAACGTGAAAACGTATATGCCAGGGCAATTTACTTTAAACTATGTAAAGAATTAACGCCACTTACATTAAAGCAAATAGGCCAAACACTTAACAAAACACATGCCACCGTAATATATAGCATAAACAATATATTTCCAGCAATAAAACAATATGACAAACAACTTTATACAGTATATAAAGAACTAACCAACAGTGATGACATGCCCATTGAACAACGCTACATTAATTTAAAAGAAAAATACAATAAACTAAAACAACAAAGCCCACCACCACAATACACTAACTTACTTAACATAATTAGCCAAATACCTAACAACGAAATACAAAACGCTGAGCTACGTTTTAACACAATTAAAAACATGCTAGTTAACAAAAACAAACAATAAGGGTTATTTAAAAAATAATTACTAACAATTTTTTTCAATCTTATGGACGGTAGAAAAAACAACGGTGGGCATATTAACAGTGGGCGTAAGTCAAAAGCTGAAGAGGTTAAACTAATTGAACGTTTAACGCCACTTGAACCACAAGCGTTTGCAGCACTTAAAGCTGGCATTGAAAGCGGTGAGTTTAAATTTGTACAATTGTTTTACCACTACTACGCCGGTAAACCACGTGAAACCAAAGACATTACCCTAAACGCAGAACAACCATTATTTAACATTACTGACATATAGTGGACTTTGTTGTAACAACTGCAATAAAAAAACTAGCTAAATTAAAAAGCCGTAAACGCATAGTACAGGGTGGGACTAGTGCCGGCAAAACATTTGGCATAATACCCTTACTTATAGATACAGCTATAAGGCAACCACAAACTGAAATAAGCATAGTAAGCGAGTCAATACCACATTTACGTAGGGGTGCATTAAAAGACTTCTTAAAAATAATGATAATGACTAAACGCTACGGCGATACACAATTCAACAAGTCAATATTAAAATATACATTTACCAATGGTAGCTACATAGAGTTTTTTAGTATTGAAAGTGCTGATAAACTACGTGGGGCAAGGCGTAACATACTATATGTAAACGAAGCCAACAACATACCCTTTGATGCTTACAACCAACTATCAATACGTACAAGCGGAACTATATGGATTGACTTTAACCCCACATCAAGTTTTTGGGCGCATACTGAATTACAAAACAATGCTGATACTGACTTTATTAAATTAACCTACAAAGACAACGAAGCACTAAGCCCTGAAATAATAAAAGACATTGAACAAGCTAAACTAAAAGCGCACACCAGCACTTACTGGAAAAACTGGTGGCAAGTATATGGCCTGGGTGAAATAGGCACACTTGAGGGTGCTTGCATACCTGACTGGCAAGCCATTGATTTACCAGCTGAAGCACGTTTACTTTGCTACGGTATGGACTTTGGCTATAGTGCAGACCCTACATCTTTAATTGCATTATACAAATACAATGATGCTTATATATTTGATGAGGTTATTTACCAAAAGGGTTTACTTAATAGCGATATAAACAACTTACTTAAAAACTACAATGTAGCAGACATTATATATGCAGATAGTGCTGAACCTAAAAGTATTGCTGAACTAAACAGTTACGGTAATACAGTACTACCATGCCAAAAAGGTAAAGACAGCATTGTATATGGCCTTAACTTAATAAACCAAAACAAAATATACGTTACTAATACTAGTGTTAATTTAATAAAGGAACTACAAAACTACATTTGGTTAAAAGACAAAGAGGGCAATACACTAAACAAACCAATAGATGCATTTAACCATTGCATAGATGCTGCCAGGTATGCTTTAACTAGCCAATTACAAAACCCACATAAAGGCAAATACTTTGTATTTTAAAATATAGTTACCCTGTAAAAGTGTTAATGAAATGTTAAAATTTTGTTAAAATCAGCCAAAGTGCTTGTTTTATTAACATTTGTGTTTATATTTGTTGTGTAGTTAATTCTACAATGTTCATTAAAATACAAAGTATTAAACTAAATAATAAATAAACATGTACAATAGGGATAAACAACAAATACACGAGTTAAAGGTAGAAAACGAAATACTAAGGTCTAAAGTAAAATATTTAAACAGACAAGTTGATGATGAAAAACTAATCAACCATAATACTGTTAACATGTACAGAAGCGAAATAAGTAAATTAAAAAAAGAAATAATAAAATTAAAATTGAATTATGAATAAATATTACGATAAACTAATAAGAACAGCTGCTTTAAGTTTATTTAGTATTGCATTACTAATAGCTAGCATAGCATTACTATCACTTGAAGCACTTATAAACTACGTTTTTTAATTATTTAGTTAGTTTTAGTTCAAAGGGGGTTGCATTATACATGTAGCCCCTTTTTTTGTTATATAAAAAACAAAGTTGATAAACACTAAGGCTATTAGTTATTGTTTTGCAAAAGGTATAAAAGTAATTGTAGTGCCACAAAGGCCAGGTAAAAACCCAGACGTAAAACTACAAATACATACACCAAATAAAATTATACATGGCAACCAAGTATATAAGCAAGACAAAACACTATGGTATAAAGTAAACCAGCTTTACAATTATTATTATGAAGTTAAAAAACATTAGTTTAAGTAACGTTCCTTTACATAGTTACCAAAAGTACATGCAAATAGAAAACCCTACTGAACAGGACTTGCTAAAATGCTTTTTAGGTTTAACACAACCAGAGTTAAACAAGCTACCAACAAAGCACGTTGATATTTATTTAATGCAAATACAAGCCATTTTAAAACAAGAACATGAATTAATACGTACGTTTAAATTAAATGGCATAGAGTATGGTTTTATTCCTAAATTAGATGACATCACCTATGGTGAAAACCTAGATGTTACAAAATACATGAATCAATACGGCAGTATGCATAAAGCAATGGCTGTATTATTTAGGCCAATAAAACAAAAAATAGGCAAGCAATATTTAATTGATGAATACACCGGCAGTTACACTTATGCTGAAAAACTAAAACAAATGCCACTTGATGTTGTATTAGGTTCTATTGTTTTTTTTTACAGTTTAACCAACGCCTTAATGAACTCTACCCTGAACTATTTGCAACAGCAGATACAAGAGGACTCAACGCTGCAAGCCAATTTGCAAAAAAATGGAGTGGATATTCAGAGCTCTATACGCTCGCTCAAGGAGACGTTACAAGGTTTAATGCCGTTAGCAAGTTAAATTTACATAAATGTTACATGTACTTAGCTTTTGAAAAAGAAAAAATAGAACTAGAAAACTTAATGATAAAACAAAAATTTAAACAATAATGCAAGGTTTTTATAACATTACAGAAAAAATAAGACAACAATTACAACAAGATGATTTTGTTAATACAGTAACCTATGGTGATATATTTGAAGTTGACTTAGCTAAACAAACAATATTTCCGTTAAGCCACTTTCAGGTCAATAACGCAACTTTACAAGGCAATGTGTGGAATTTTTCAATTAGCCTATTAGTTATGGACATAGTAAACGAAAGCAAACAATACGCTGATGGTGTGCCTACTGAATTTAGGGGCAACAACAACGAACAAGATGTTTGGAATACACAATTAGCCGTAGCCAACCGTTTACTAGAATTACTTTACAGGGGTGATTTATATACAGACAAATACCAGCTTGATGGACAACCAGTATGCGAGCCCTTTACCGATAGATTTGAAAACAAACTAGCCGGTTGGACTGTTACCTTTAATATATTAATTCCAAATGACATGACAATATGCGCAACTTAAAACCCATATTAGAACAATTTGGCGAATACGTAGTAAGCCAATCTAGGTTAAATTTAACTAAAGGTGGTTACAA